ACAATGTCAATTTTATCCCCGTACAATAAACCAAATGAATTTTGTATTGTAATAGCCGGACGATCCTGCCTAAAATAGTAATCTCTATCTTTAATCAACAATGTTTTTTCTACAACGCCGTTAATAGTTCTAGTCAAGTATACTAAAACTGCTTTGTTACTGATAACAGCGTCGTTAAAAATGTTTGTAATTTCGTAACTGGTAATGTCAGGGTCTAATACAGTATAAGTAGGAATTACTATTCGACTATTGGTTCCGTGCGGGATCATATCACTGTAATACCACGGGAATGAATCATTCTTGACTGAATTAATTACTCCCATTATTACGTCAACACTACCAGAAATATCTGTACGATCTAAATCTAAGTTTCCAGCTAATTCTAAAAATTTAACCTTGAACTTTGTGTACTCTCTATTAGCCAGTTTAATAGAGTTAACAAAGTTCATTGTGGGATGATTTAAAAATAACCCAGCATAAACAACAGGAGCACTATGTTGCAATACGCTTCCGCCCTTGTTCATGTATTGAATATCTCTGATGTTGCTATTGCCAGGCACTTTACCAGTAATATTAAGACTATTATTCTTCAATGTAATCAAATGATTACGCATTTGCCCTAGCGTCAATGTTTCTAGGTTGGTGTTTAGTCCATTGACATCAAGATTTAATGGAACCTCGTAATATGCATTAGGTGCTGCATAGTCTTTGTTGTAAATGCTAACAAAGATAACATCATTTTTGACAATAAGATCTGGATTCACTAGTACTGCATGTTGATCAACTACTTTCACTGTTGCAAAATTTCCAGCTTCTAAAATTTGATTATTAACAGTAACTTTAATGTTTGGATTAATAATACTAGTGTCAGGCAAATAATCAATAGGAAATAAGTTTGTTTCACCATCATAGGTGTAACGATAGTTTTGATATTGGTGACTAAAATCTCTATTAATGGTCCAAATATTTTGTCGTTGTACTGTTGATGCTGATAGATTTTTTTGTAAGTATCCAGCATTAACCGTTATAGTTTCAATACCGCCACCTTCAAGCAGATAACTAAAAGTTTGTGTATCATAATCATTGCTAAACTGAATATCTCCTTGACTTACAAAATTTTTATAGCTCAGTGGAAATCCAATAACAGGATCTTTTGCACCTAGTCCTTGTTTGTACGAAAATATTTTTGTGCCAGTAAATGTTGTTCCTGGGTAAGTTGAATTATTGGTAAAACTTACACCTTGATTATTAATAACATCAAACAACGGTTCTTGATTGTTTGATGTTTTTTCTTGTGATGATGTCCATACTGTACCGTTGTAATGCCACTGTTTTCCACCATTGGCTCCGCTGAGTACTAGTATGGTATTTCCCTCAACTACCAGAGTATCATCAGTTTCTTGAATATATGCACGATATACTAACGGATTTGGGATTTCTGTTGTTGCTTCGATAGTAAATCTGTATATTTTATTTCTTACATCATTGTTTTCGTCATTGCTAAAAATAACTCGATCGCCTGCTGTCAGGGTTAAATCGCCAATTGTTAGCACTCGAGTATCTACACAAACAATACCTTGCACTTGAATAAATGCATTTGTAATAGTTGTATCTAATATATCAATTGGCTGTTTGGCTTCTGCTCCAAAATTTAAAAGTTGCAAGTCTGCATCAAATTCAATGATTGGTCGACTTGCTCTTAGAGTCTGATTAAATACTGCATCACTGTCAGTATACTCTGCTGTCTGTTGTATTACATCAATGTGGAACCAACGGTTAGCACGAGTCCACGGATTTCTATCAATGCCTGATCGTTTGATTGTGATATAATCAGGAGTTGCTGGTTGTAAATATGCATTAATTAATGCACCGGTACCAGTTCCGCCAGACAGTCTGACTGGATTAATTGGCTCTTCTGAATATGTTCCTCTTTCTTTAATAAAGAAATCTTTAATAGGGCCCGACACTGGTGGATCAATGGTAACTGTAGGTGGAGCAATATACCCGTCACCAGCTGAATCAATTACAATACTAGTAACAACACCATTGGTAACTACTGCATGAGCAAAGGCATTATTGTATCCAGCCGGAGCTGATGAGATTGTAACTGCCGGAGTTGATAGATATCCTGTTCCTCCGTTAACTACAGTTATTGCACTAAGTTCACCGGTTGTAGTATTGATTGAAGAAGTTGCAGTTGCAGTATCTTCTGTTATCTCGTTCACAACTGCGGTGGCTTGAACTGTGCCAACTCCCCCCAGTAATGTTAATCTATCACCAACTACATAACCCGCGCCAGGCTCAACAACTGAACTAGAATTAATTGATTCTATAGAAATCAATTCAGTTTCAGGAATCAACTTGATTGCAGTTCCCACTCCCTCAACATAAAAATTTTGATTACGCCACACCTCGGGCGCACTACCATCAAAATTTACTTTTAATCCATTGGTAAACGATACTCCGTTTGGACTTTTATAATCCACTTGACCAAGAATTTCTATTGTTGGGTCAACTACACTTGCTGTGGGCTCCACCAACCTGATTCCACCAACAGCATCACTGGCTTCACCGCTTTGATAAAATAGTACATCAAGTGGTGCAGTAACATACGGAACCAATGTTAATAAATTTAACCTGCTGTAGAATTCTCTACCAGTATAAGTTGCGCCACCTTTGATTCTAACTTTGTGTTCGTTACTAACAGGCAATTTTGGAAACAGCATGATGCGCTCGATGCCATCTTCATCAAGCTCAATTTTAATAGTAAAAATACTTGTACGTTGATTGAAAGGAATTTGATATGATTGGTCAAAGTAAGCAACACCATCTTCAATTCTAGATGTGTCTACCCAATAGACATCATCAATATAAGAAGTGTTAATAAACACAACCGAGGTATTGTCAAGATATCGAACAGGACCGTCAATACCACCGAACTCGTTTAATATATCCTCGGGGTTAGCCCCTAACAATTGGTGGAATCCTAAATCAGTTGCATAGTCAACTGTATCCACAATTGGCATTGATGTCCAATTATTTTGTGCAGACACCGCTGGTACTGTAAATCTAACAGTACCAATATCACTACCGTTATTTGAAACTCCAAGTAGCTGTCTGGTGCTTAGATTTGTCAAGTCAGGGTCAATGCCCAGTACACCAGGTTTGGTCTGGATAAAGAATTCGTTGCCGGGTTCATTGATGATAAAATCGTATACACCGCCTCGAGCCAATGTAATAGTGGGATTTGGCGTGGTTCCGTATCCGCTGAACTCATATGTGCTGGTTGCTGCATTATAATTTACTGTAAATGTTTGCTGCAATGAAACACCAGCGGCAGAAATAGTTACAGGATCAGGTCCGTTGGCCAACCAGTAGTACTGACTAAAATTAACAAATTTGTCAAGATCAATCTTGGGGTTATATGTGTAGTATTCGTTATCAAATAGTCTACTGTGTTTGTCAGTTAGCCCGCCATAGTATTTTATTTTATTGATAATGTCAGTGTAAGTAGTTGCAAATTCAATTTCGTCGGTAACTGAATTTTTAATGATCAGCGAAGGTTCAAGTTGATAATTTTGTCTATCGGTGGAAGTTTCTTCAATGTAGCTGTCAGTTGTTTTATAAGAGGGTGCTAATTTTCTACCAATGTAACCGTTGATTTTTTTCAGTGCTGGCTCGTTGACCAATTGGTCAAGGGTTGCATTTAAAAATTTCTTGTTAGTTTCAGTTTGAAAAATTTCAGGTAGAAACTGATGTGTTTTGATAACAGCCATTGTTATTCCTATTGTATATTGAGTTGTCCAGCAGTGATAGCACTAATAATTTGTACATTGTCAACGGTTGCTGCACTTACTAAAATTTCATTCGCCTCAGCATTGATCTGATACAGACTACCAAAGCTGGTTAATTCAGCTGCTGGTACAATAATGACGCTGCTTACATTTGGACTTAGAGTTGTATGCAAATACGCACTCAATTCGCTGAAGTAAAACGTTTCGCCAAAGTCCCAATTTGCTACGTCAAAGTAAGTATTAATTGCAGCAATTACTTGACTCTTGATATCATTATCACTTACATTTACATTAAGATTTTTAACTACTTTAAATGTTGCACGTAATGAATCAACTGCTTTATTACCAAATAAAGGTTTAAATGTGGCCGGATTATAAATTATGCTGTCACTAATAGTTTTAAAGTTTTCAATTGTCCCAAACTCTGTTCTAAGCTCTTCGCTGGTAGGTGCCACAGGTTCTGCTACTCTGTTACTGGTATCTGTAATATAAGAATAGTATTGATCACTGTAATTTCTAGTTAAAATATAAAAATCAATCAAGTTGTTTGGACTTGGATCAATTCTTCGATTATTAGGAGCATTGTGTGTATATTGGAACATTAAATCTTGTCTACCAACTTTTGCAATATAGTTTGTTAATACAGTCAGTTGTGATCCGTCAGACTGATAAAACGTATCTTCGTTGGTTGCATAAAAAATAGTGTTGGCCGGATATAATGTAATATTGTTTACTATTGTTGATTCTGTTGTATATGCAGAAACAATTAGAGTCTGATCTACTGGATCGTACTTGGAGAAATTGTATTGATCAATTGCTTGTACAAAATAAACAAATTTATTTTCAAAATTGATTGCTGGATCTACAAGAGTTAAAAATAAATCAGGGTCGTCGGGAACTTCATCAAGATTGTCGTCAGGGAAAGTTACTAGAATTTTCCTATTGTCTTCAAATCCGTCTGTTTCAATGACTCGAGACCATACACGATATGTTTGACTATAAAATAAACTGTCAGCAGAATCTGCTTCGGTGTTAGTTCGCAATACTTTAATTTCATCAAGGCGTGTTGTGGCTGTTCTGCTGTCGTATACTTTTATATCAGGATCAAAATAAAATCTAGTTTCTCTATCACTTTGAAAGTAATAATTTACTCCTCTACTGGTAACTGTATATGCTTGGTTTGCAAATACAAATCGCAGGAACCAGCTATTATCTAATCCTGTACCAGATGTGTTACCTGCATTGGTTAAACTAAATGCACCTGATCCAACATTGGCTGCATCAACTATAGTCCAAATTTTATTGACAATATCGTAGCGTATACCAAAAGTTTTATAGCTTAAAATATTGTTGATAATTTCAGTAATTAACGCAGGTGTCCAGGCATTGGCAAACACTGGAATTACTTGGCTGATTACTGCTCCGGTAGGAACTATAATGCTTAGTGTGGCATTGCCCACGCCGGGTGTTGCATACGATATGATGCTGGCCCATAATGTAGTTTTCTGATATTCGGTTGTTGGTACCCCAGTCTGTAATTGATTCTGTGCGTCAAAATATTTTCCTACAGGAGCTGAGAATTTTACCAATGCGCCTTGAGTCAAGTAAATGAAACTTGATGCTGAGAAGGACCCGGTACTGCGGCCGCTATTGGTGGAAATCTGTGTCCATGTTCCAGTGGGAGTGTATCTTGTTGCTGTTTTGTAATACAGATGACGGGTAGGTATGGTTGCAATCAATGGAGCAATTGTATTTTGTACAATATAATTAACTTCGCTGCTGCTAGTAAATTGAAATGTTTCAATTTCGCTAACATCTTCAGTATAAATTATGCCATCTTGTGCAAATATGTTTGTGCTTGAATATTTTCCTGTAGAATCTACTACATCTAAATATCGACTGATACCTGAACTTGATCTATTTACTGCTTTAATTTTTAAAATATTGCTAAATGTTGTGTAAGGCAATACATTATAATCTTCACCAGTTACCATACGATTTTGTGTATAGTACTGCTGAGGAGCTTTTGTTCTGATATCTTCTAGTGTTTCTCTTGCACTGGCATTAGTTACTGTGTATTGTAAACTTGCACGTATTGATAGTGTTTCTGCACGACCTGTACGACCACGATACGGAATACTGACAGTTACTGCACTCATTTCCTCAGGAGTAATTTTGTAAGTTTGATTGTTACTTACTCGATAGTAAATTCTATAGTCACCAACTGGAATGTTGGTAAAAGAACCGTCACCAAACACTAAATCAATTTGATCGTTTGCTCTAGTACTCACGCTGTATAAATTACGATCAGCAATATTATTGTAAATTACATTGATTCCGTTAACTGCCGGAACCTGAGTCCATAACGTGCTTGGACTTCCACTAGCAGTTAACGAATATAGCCAAATATCGCTATTGTTGATATTATCAAAATTAATATTTACAACACGATTTGGTAAACTTTCTGTAATTGTAAAATCAAGATTTTTTAGTTCGCCTTGTTTAAAATAGAAAAAATAACCAGTGTTGTTTGATCCGTTACCTTGGTTGTCGTTTCTGTATAAAAAATTAAATGCGCCATTGGGCGCTGGCGCACGTTCATAGATATATGATTGCTCAGCTGACGTAGGACTGATGATTTCAAAAGGCATGGTAACACCAGCTATAGATGCTGAATAAGGTTGTACTGGAATTAGCCCATTTAATAAATCAATTGCATATTCATCTGTTTTGACTTCGCTCAAAGTTTTTGTTGCACCAGGTTTTCCAATTGCCTGCGTACTAACTAAAGAAGCGTTCAGTACCGCAGTAAACTGTTCAAGCCAGTTTTCATTGGTGCTGTCGTTCCAACTAACCAAGGAATTACTTAGATTAGTACCTGTGCTATCATAGATGATTTCAGTGGTGCTGACATTCTGAAACTTCAAGTATCCGCTTGATGTAGTACTACGTTTTGGATTATAGCTAATTAGTTTAGCTAATTTTAAAATGCTGTCGCGGCGTTCTGCTGTGTCAAGAAAATTTTCTCTAGCATTTAAATCTGTACGGAATGCCAGACTTTGCCCTAGAAATGCAATAAGATCTATTAGTGCAATGTATTCCGAACTTTCGGTGAAGTCATTGAAATCTTCAGGATAGTACGTGCGTAAGTATTCAATCATGCTCTTACGCAACGTTTCAAAATCAAAGCTTTGGAAGTCAGCTTCTCTGAACGTTTGATAGATTTTAGTCCAATCTTGTTGGGCTAGTAAACTGGTTTGTCTTGTGGTAATCGCCATATCTGTACCTGTTATTCAGTATTTATGGCAAAGAAAAAGTGGTATTATTATGATACAGACAGAGCATTACTGGTAGAGTTAAAATCTAAAAGTAGCTGCTCAGAATAGTTGCCCGGAAGGAAAGTAAGATCAATTTGAATTTGCAATCCGTACTCAAATTCATTGATTAACACACCGTCGACTCTTAATCGAGGATCATAGTTTACAATACGTTTAACATCTTCAACAATAGTGGACTCTACATCCGCAGTCATTGGTTCATACAGCATGTTCCAGATAATGCTTCCAAACTCTGGGTTCATTAACTTTTGTCCTTTTTTAATGCTGAAATGATTAATCAAATCACGTTTAACTAACTCAACGTCTGTCAAACGAAATTTTTTAACTTGGTTTATTGTGCTGAACCCGCGATATCTAGTAGCCATATTGTATTTACTCGTTTAATGAATTGTATCCAGCATCGTAGTATAACTGGCCTGATCTATTTTGTTCATCAACAATGTCCTGGGTAATGCGCCATTGTGCTGCCGCTATTGCTGGTTCAGGCGCATTTTTAAATTGCACTAAAACTGCAATCATACCAGCAACAGTTTGTTTTGTATCAGAGTCTTTAATACCGCTGGACCATTTGAGTTTTTGATACGCAGATTTAACATCTATGTCTAACGTATCGTTGAATTGTACTA